TAACTTGCTCTGCCGAAAGCGTGTCCCCGGTCTCGTTGTACAGCGTCCATCCGGACGCGGCTACCGTGCCGCTTGATACGGCCTTGTGATTGACGCCAAGCCAAAGACCTTGCGATGCCGAATACGCAAAATTGTCATACGCCTCGGTGTAACCAGAAACCGCCGCGACGGAACGGGGCCAGTCGGCGCTTGCCACCGCGACCAGATGAAGCGACAAATCGGCAAGGGCGCTTGTTGATGGAATGCCAACCGGGTTTGACCATGTAGAGTCTTGCGCCAGCGAGATTGTTCCAGGTGTTCCGTTGATCGACGCGGCCCAGTAGATTCCATACGTCGCCCCGGAAAAAGTAGGTGACGCCGTTCCTGCCGCCGTGGCGCTACCAAGCGTGCGGGAATACACCGCCATGCGGTTATCCGAACCGGTGATAAACGATTCAGCTTCCAGCGTCCAACCACTTATGGTCGGAGCGGATACAGTGCCGCCCGGAGAAAAGGTGGCGATTAAAAGCTGAGACTCACCGGCCGCGCCGGCCGGCGTGTCAAGCGTCGGAGTGGCCGTATTGCTCCAAGTACCCGATTTAGCGCCAGCCTGAATCGCCACTTGCACGGCGAACGCCAGAGTCACGCGAGGGCGTGCGCCAGTTGCCGTGATGTCCTGAACACCCGCGAGCGATAAGGTCGGGATCCCCATTGCGCAATCGTCTTGTCGAAGCCGCGCAGATTCGCCAAGCTACCACTTGACGCCAGCGCGACGAATGCCGGATCTGGGCGCGGCGTCGATGTAGGCGCGAAGCGCCGTGAGTTGATTGGTGTTCAGCATGGCGAGAGCCTCGGTCACTGTGCGGGCGGAATGGGCGGACCTGCGGGGTTGAGGTAGTACAGCGTATAGAACCGCGTCCCGGCGGGCGGGCATTCGAGGTCGCCGAGCGGAAACGGTTTCATCCCGATCAACGTCGCGGCCCAGCCAGCACTCGCGATCTGGCTGTTCGTGTAGCACATCGCAATGAGCGCGTAGCGAACTGCCGCGTCATGCGCAGCGACCGCGTTGGCGATGTTCGTCTCGGCCTTCGCCAGCCGCGTCGTGAGGTCCGCGACCTGTGCCTGCAGTGCCGCGATCTCGTCCGTGTGCGTGTTCAGCTTCGTCGTCTGCGCCGCGATGTACGGCTGCAAGTCCTGCCACCTGCCAACAGTGACCTGCGCGGCAACCGGCAGTGACACGAGCGCCAGCGCAAAGGCCAGCGCGCGCATCACTTGATCTCCGGCAGCGTGATCGGCGCATCCGCAGACGGCGCTGCGCCCATCTCGTCCAGCAGCGCCCGCGCCTCGGTCAACGTCTGCCGATCCGCATCCGTCAGAAACGGCTTGGCTTCCAGCGCCTGCACCCGCTGCACCAGCGGAGCCAGTTGACCCATGAGCCAGTTGGTCGCGATTCCCATGTCATCGTCCTCTCTGATTGGCGGGCCTCAACCCGACCGGCCGCGCCCATGTCGTCGCGCCCACCGATTTCAGGTACGCCCGCCCGTCCTCTTTGACCCGCTCCAGCGTCGGCGCATTGGTCAGCATCACCACGCACCCCAACGCTTGCTGGTACGCCTCCTGAGCGTCCGCCAGCAGCGCCCGGTACGCCTCGACCTCGCTCGGCGGCGTGCCGACTGGCCGGCGCTTTTGCCGACGGCCGTCAACGACACGCGTGCTCGGGAGGTCGGCCAGGCGCATGTCACACCTGGTTCAGCGTCAGCACGCCCGACGCATTGAACGTGATCGAAAGTGGCCCGGTCACAATCGAGCGATCCGATCCAAGGTCGATGAAGCACAGCGCCTGCTTGCCGGCCGCCGTGTCGTTGTAGATGATCCCCCAGCGCGCATTCGTGAAGCCGGCCCCGTCCTGCGCGATCTGCGCCGGATAGGCCGCATCGAGCGTCGGCGTGCCGGCCACGATCGTCCACGCCACCGACGCCAGCGTCACCGGCCCCGTCCAGGCCGTGCCGGTCGCGACCGCGTTCGTCGACAGGTTCGTGCCGCCACCGGCCCCCCACCGCGGATCGGCCGTCGTCGCTGACGGAGTCACCGTCGAGGTGACCAGCCCGAGCTTTAGAACGTCCGTGCTCAGATCGTGAATCTTCTTGCCCAGGTCGAGAAGCGCCTGGTCGAACCAGGTCACGTCACCAGTTGCCATGTCTGCACCTCAGAAATGCGAACGGCCGCCCAGCAACGAGCGGACGTCATGTTTAGCTCGCCGAAACGGTCGGCGTTACGTTCAGCGTGTCTCCGCTGACCACTGAACGCGCTGCCGTGAAGTCGCCAGCGCTGTACAGCGTGCCGGACGTGCCAGTGTTGGCAGAGGCGATGAACGCCCCGGCCACCGTTGCAGATCCTGTGATTGAGTAGGAAACGGCGCTGGACGCAGCAAGCGACCCACCGGAAGCCGTGCCGAACGTGATCGCCGGACGGTTGCCGCTGTACGGGTTGACCTCCGACCAGCCAGCATGCGAGGCGAGCGTGTCGCCGACAGCAGCAGACCCGGTGCCTTTCAAGCCGAGGTACCACGCGGCCGTGTACGTCGACCCCTTGAAATACTTCGTCATCAGGTCGTTCTTGCCGGCCGTCGTCACGAGGTTCGAGAACTCTTCGACCCACTTGACGCGACCGTCGGCGCCCACGCACTCGACGCGATACCGGAAAGCCGGCGCCTTGAGCGCCTCGCCGGATTGCATGTTCTCGTTCATCGTCAGCCCTCGATCACAGGTTCGGAGCCGACCACCCGGCCCGCTTCGTCCCTAACCACACGACGGCGCACCATCGCAGCCGCCTCGATTTGTTGCGCGAGCATCGCCATCATCTGCATCTGCTGCTGTTGCATCTGCGCGAGTTGTTGCAGCGCCTGCACCATCACCTGCCCGAGATCAACGTCATCGAACTCCGGCAGGTCGTCGTCAGGCGCGTCAAATTCTTCGTTCATTTCGCACCTTCGTAGACCGCAGGCGCGAAGCCAGCGATTGATTGCGAGAGACGATCAGCCGGCGCCGCTCGTTCCTCTCGTCGGCAGCCAACTTCGCAGCAGCGATCCGCTCCTGAGAGGCGATCCGCTCGCGCTCCAGTTGCGATTCCGCCGCGAGCTTCATCTGCTCGATCTGCATTTCGGCTTGCAACTTCGCTTGCCCCTGCTGCGCGTCGATCTGCGTTTCCTGCTGCGCCTGCTGCAACTTCGCCTGCTCGATCAGCAAACGCGGATCGGGCGGCTGCTGCTTCGGCGGCTGGCCGCTCGGATCGGACCAGAATTCCTCGACCGACTTAAACCCGGCGTTGTTCGTGAGCCGAGCCAGCATCGCGTAGAGCTTCGACGGATCGGTGAGGCCCATCTGCAGGCCCGGCCCCAATGCCAGTTGCAGCATCTGCATCAGGAACATCGACTGTTCCTGCCGGTTGCCGGTGCCCAAGCCAACGCTGATGGTCACGTCCATGCGCCGCTTCCACGACGACGGATCGACAACCACCCACTTGTTCGACAGGCGCACCATCTCGGCCTTGCGACCGTGCTTGAGCGTCAGCGCGTGGATGGTCAGGAACAGCACCTTGACCGCTTCAGCCAGCCTGCGGCCGATCAGCTCGATGCGCTGCATCGATGCGGCTTGAAGCTGCATGATGCCGCCATAGGTCTTGTTCAACGAGTTCGGGTCAAGCCCGCTCGTGTAGCGCGTGATCCCGGTGCGGGACTCGCGCACCTGGTCGAAGTATTCGATGGCCTGCAGCGCAATGCTCTGCGTCGGCACGCTTGTTAGCGGCATGATCGCCGAGGCAGGATCGCCCTGCACCCGCACCACGCCGCCTGGCCTGGAGATGAGCATGTCGTCCAGGTTCACGCGCTCGGTGTCGATCGCGTTTCGTCCGTTCAGAGACAGATAGACGTTATCCAGCGCGCCCCGCGTCATCGCGGTCTTGACGCCCTGAATGTCGGCCGTCTCATCGACTGACGACATGCCGACGTGTTGGTGCGGCAGCGCCTTCGGCGACCACGCGATCAGCTCGATCAGGTCGGAGGGCTTGTTGCGCAGAATCCGCTTTCCGACCACCACCACGAAGCGCAGCTCAGCCTGCTTGCCGCCCGCCTCTAACGCCGTCCTGATCCAGTTGTACCGGACCAGTACCTCACGCATCGCCGGGTCGGCGCCCTCGTCCTCTTCGTAACGGCCCTCGCGCCGAATCTGCTCTTCCGAGTCGTCGTCGCCACCGTCCGTCAGGTCGTCCGGCACGTCAAACCCGCTTGCGCGAAGCTCGCTCAGGGTTTTCTTCAGCCGAACCTGTACGAAGTCGCACTCGGCAAGACAAACCCCCGTATGCGTATGCGAAACCCGCACGTTCTCCGGCGCGATGTTCACGATCCGCACGCGCCCCGTCTTGGACGTGCGCTTGATCGTCAGGCTGTAGCCGCGCTCGTCAACCGACTGCGACTCGATCTCGATCGAATCGTCGGCCAGGAGCAGCGCCAACTCGTCCTCCGACAGCCCTTCGTAGGACTCGCGGTCAACCGTCTCGGATTCGTCCCATTGCGGCCAAACGTAGCCGTTCTTCTGCACCAGCCCGTCATGGATCCAACCGTCGAGGACCGAAAACGCGTCGTTGCGCTGCAGGGCAACGTAATTGATGTATTCGGTTTCCAGTGCCGCCTGCTCCACATCCTCCGGGCCGGCCGGGTCGAACCTGACGACCTGGTCGCCGGACAGGAACAACTTGAGCAGTTGCGGCTTGATCGTCTCGACCACATCGTAGGCATCGCGCGCAACGTACTGCGAGCGGCCCTCTTCGGCCGGATTCGTGTTGTCGCCGCGGTACAGCCGCAGCGCATTGATCCGCTCCTCGACAACCTTCCCATCCTCGGCGAGCGTTTCCGCCCGCTCGATGGCTGCGAGCAGCTGCTTATCGGTGCTCGCCATACATCACCTTCGGAGGGCGGCCGCGCCTCGGCGGCTCGGGTTGCTGCATCTTGAGCGTGTCGATTTCCCGCGCCAGTTGCTCGACAAGCGCGGTCAATGCCTGCACGCGCTGGTCAAGCTCCCGCAGCAGCACGGATTCGGCGATGCTCATTCAGTAGATTCCCTTCGGTTTGGGGTAGGCGATCGGCTTCTTGTTTGAGGCGAAGCCGACTCGTGCGAACGTCATCAACCAGGCGTCGGCCCGGTTCGGGCTGGCAACGCCTCGCTTCTTCATCTCTCGCTTGCTCTCGACCTTAATCTTCCCGTTCGAGAGGATTTGATACTTTGGCGTGGTCAGCTCGCCGATCAATAAGTCATCGTCGGCTAGGTGACAATCGCGCCGCTCCAGCCACTCGCGGCCGAGGAACCACAGTTCATCGCGCAACCGCTCGTATCGCTCATCAGCGGATGCCGACTCGGCGACGTTCACGCCCACCACCGGAAGGCCGATTTCCTTGCCGCGATCCACGACCCCGGCGCCGATGCCGATGACATCGACCATGATTGCGGTCGGCTTCTCGCGGGCGTTGTCGTACTCGACCTTGAGCAGACCGACCGTCTGCATCGTGTCCTTGCCGAACCATTCCTTCGTCGGCTCTAGCTGCACGTTCCCGGCGCGCTTGGCTAGTGCGGTCGAAGCGTCACCGAACCGGGCCACGTCCAAACCCCAACGCACCTCGGCGCCCGGCGTGCGATTGACCTCGCGCATCTTTGCCGCCTCGCACAGCCCGAGCGAAATGATTGCGTCGCTGGCAGTGACGAAATTGCCCTTGACGCGAACTTGATAGATCGGGCTGTCCTCGCCGTACTTGGCGCGCATCCCATCGATGTAGGCCCGAGCCACCAGCGGCGACGCCTCGCCATCCCAATGCAGCGCGGCCCACTGGTCACGCATCCGATGATGGCTGTCGTAGAAGTAGCCTTCCTCGCGCGTGGGGTTCGCCGCCATGACGACGAAAGCGCCATCTGTCGATAACGCCCCCTCGGCTACCTGGAAGACGACCTCCGGCACGCCCGAGGCTTCGTCGATGACGAAAAGGAGGTTCTCGCTATGGAAGCCTTGCAGCGCCTCGGGATTCTCCGGCCGGCTCGTGCGCGCAACAGCAAAGGACTCCTGCGGGTGCGACGCCATCGCAAACCGCTCGGCCGCCCACGCGAACTCGGCAGCCAGTTCTGGCACCCGCTCCTTCATCGCCCGGTGCCATGTCGCAATCTCGGCCCAAAGAATGTCGGAAAGCTGGTGCCCGGTCGGCGCCGTACACGGCACCTTGCACGGGAAGTAACACGCGAGGAACCACAGCACGCACCAGGCCATGAACGCCGACTTGCCGGTGCCGTGACCCGATCGGATCGACACGCGGCGCTTGGCGACGATCGCCCGGCTCGCTTCCCATTGCTGGTCAGTCGGCGTGGCCCCTAAGACTTCCTCGGCAAAGAGCGCCGGGCCACCCTCACGCCACCGGAGGATTGTTTCCTGCGCGCTCTTTAAGGCTTCCGAGGACATCCGCCAGCGTGTGTTTGTGCTCCACCGTGCCCGATAGTTCGGTCGGAATCAGGCGGGCCGCGATCTTGAAGAACTCCGTTTCGTTCTCGCCGGCCCATCGCGCCATCCAATCGGCGCCGCCGTTACGCTCGAACACCTCAAGCACGGCTGTCTTGAACGCGCGATTGATCTTGTTCGGGATACCAGGCGGGCGACCTTTGCCGCCGTTCGGCGCAGCTCGCTTAGGCCTATCGGCGCCTTGTTTTGGATCAGTGGACATGCTTTGCGACTACCTCG